ACCAATGTTTGAGGGAAAAGAGATTGAGGGTACTGAGCAAATGAAGTTGTTTAGTAAGAGCTTCTACTCCCCTACAGCTCGCACAATATCCGAACTAAAACAAGAAAAGGGAGTAGTACCTCAGATAAAATCTATGATAAGCAAAGGCCAATTAAAAAAGGCTGAAGTTGAATGGATGGGATTAGAGGAATTTTTAGAAGAGAATCCCAAGGCTACTAAACAGGAAGTGATGGACTTTGTTAGGGCTAATCAGGTTGAGGTTGAGGAAAAAGAAAAAAGTATAAAAAAACATCGCCTGATTTGGGACGGGGAAAGCACTACTGATGAACACGGAGACAAGTGGGAAGTTGTAGAAGATAAGTATGATGAGGGATGGTATGGTATAGTATGGGACAACAAAGAATATGGCAACTCGAAATATGACAATATAGAAGAAGCAAAAGCCGCTGTAGAAAAATCGGCGAATATTTCCCCAATAGATGAAACCAAATACTCCCAATACACCCTACCAGGCGGAGAAAATTACAGAGAGATGCTGTTGAAGATGCCAGGAAACAATCTGTCTCCTGAACGAAAAGCTTTTAAAGAATTTAGGGAAAGGATGAATAATAAGTATGGTTGGAACACAAATTGGATTGACGAATTAACTACCAAAGAAGACTCAGAAAGACGTCATCTTGCAGAAAAATCCGCAAAGTCACCAGAGTATAATTACACCTCCTCCCACTGGGACGAACCCAACGTATTTGCCCACACAAGAGTAAACGACCGTACAACTCCAGAAGGAGACAAGGTATTATTTATAGAAGAGATTCAGAGTGATTGGGGAAAAGACGCTAGGGATAAGGGTGTTAAGAATGAGAGCAAATACGAGGAGCTTAAGAAAGAGCGTGAAGAAGTTATAACAAAACGTGCCACAGAAGAAGGTAGGTTGTATTACGTTCTAGCCAAAAGAGAAGATGAGATTGTTGCTGAAATGAACAAGCTTCTTGGTGCGGTCCCAGACTTCCCATTCAAAAAGAACTGGCACGAATTTGCGCTAAAACGCATTTTAAAAGAAGCTGTTGAAAAGGGATATGATAGATTAGCCTGGATATCTGGAGAGCAGACTGCTGACAGATATGATTTGAGTAAACAGATTGAAAGTGTGGAAGTAGCTGTGCGAGATAACGGAGATCGACATGTTGAATTAGTAAAAGAACCTCGTGATGGGTTGTCTTTGTTGGTTAATGCAGAGGGAGTTGTAACAAAAGGGTACGGATGGGTTGGAAAAAAACTTGATGAGGTGGTTGGAAAAGATGTAGCACAAAAGATAATGGCTGCCAAAGATGGGGCAGAAATTAGCAATGCAGATCTCAAAATAGGTGGAGAATGGGCAAAGAATCTTTATGACAAAATGATCCCTAAATTTCTAAATAAATATGCTAAAAAGTGGGGAGCTAAAACAGAAGTAATAAAGATTAATAACAAAGATCAACTTTCTCTTCCAATAACAGAAGAAATGAGAGAGTCTATTTCTGAAGGCCAACCCATGTTCTCCAAAGAAATAACCAAAGGCCCCAAGATAGATGGTATTCCTATAGATGCTTTTACTGGCACAGAAAGAGATGCTGCTGAAAAATATGAAGAGCTTAAAGATGTGTGGATTGGCGAAAAGGATGTTAGAATACTTAAAGCCCAAATAGAAAAATCAAAACTTCAGGATCGTATCAAAAATGAATTGGGAGAAAAAAAATATACTCTCAAAACTAAACACTACGACCAGGCAATACAAATTCATATAGACACGAAAAGAAGCCCTGGAGATTTTGAAAAATATAAAGACAAACTTAGTCCAGAACAAAAGCATATTTATAAATTATCACAAGCCCTTCCTGATGGTCTTAAAAAAATTGCTGAAGAAATATCTAAGTCTTATGACGAAGTTGGTCTTGAGGCAATGCAAGAAGAGTTAATAAAAAATTCCATAGACAATTATGCAGCCAGGGTTTGGGATTTATCTGACAAAAAAGGTAATGTATCTATTGAATCAATGAGACGATTTGGCACCAAAACGGGCCATGCGAAACAGAGAAAGTTTGCAACCATTATTGAGGGATGGGCTGCTGGATACAAACTTAAGGTTTCGGGAGCAACAAACAACCTGCAAATTTTAAAAGATTCAATTATTAAAACTGCTGAAGACAAAAAGTTTCTTAAAGCCCTAAAAAATATTAAAACTTTAGAGGGGGACCCATTAGTTATTACAGAACAAAAAGAGGGGTACGTTCAAATAGAACATCCTAATTTTCAGTCTTGGAAACATGTTGGCAAGGCAACCCCAGATCAAAAAGTTGGATACCATGGCAGAAATTCGTTTATAACAGAAAGCGGAAATGCTTTTGAAAGAGTTTCTTTATACGCCCCAAAAGCCCAGGCTAAAAATATTAATAATATATTAGGAATATCTAAACTAAGAGATGTGCCAGGAGTTAAAGCTTTAACAAAATATAATGCAATCTTCAAAGCCTGGATACTTCAAAGTAGCTTTTTTCATCATCTGGCTTTTATGAGATCTTATTATTTGGGGACATCTCATAAAAAACCTTCAGAAATGGCAGCATGGACACCTTTCGTTAACCCACAGGGCGAACATCAGGCGTATAGACAAGGGTTGAGAGCAATCAAGGAAGAAAGCCCTATCGTAATGCAGCTTGTCAGAAACGGCCTTACGTTGGGAATAAAACAGGATTGGAACGAAGAGTTATTACACGAAAAAACTATAATAGGAAAAATCCTTGATAAAAATAATGCCACAAAGGCTATTAAAGACAAAATATTAGCACTAAGAGAGTCTCAGGCAGATTTTCTATTTGGAGAACTTGGCGCAGGGCTTAAAGCTAAAGCAGCTATGATAGAATACAGGAATTTAATTAAAAAACATCCCAATATTGACACAAACCTGGCAGCCAAAATGGCGGCAAATCTTATTAATGATGATTTTGGCGGCTTGCATCTCCAAAGAATAGGCAGAAACCCTACTTTGCAACATATCTTTAGACTATTTGCCTTAGCCCCAGACTGGACAGAATCAAATATAAGGTCCATGGTCAAAACAGTTAAAGCTGGAAGCAAAGCAGAGCGGGCTATGTATCAAAAATTTTGGGCTGGAATTATAACTAAGTCAGTTGTATTAACTACTCTCGCAAACTTATTATTAAGTATTGGTGAAGATGACGAAAAAGAAAAATATAAAGCTAAGATGAAAAGGGCCTGGAAAGAGGGTCGTTTTAAATGGATGGATGTGGATATAACAAGATTGTACAAAGCCGTTGGCGGAAAAACCGAAGACAGGAAATATTTTTCAATAGCAGGCCATTTTAAAGATCCTGCAAAATTTGCAACTCACCCATTACGCTCCGCACAACACAAGGGCAGTGTTTTGTTTAAATCTATTTATGAAGCTATTTCTGGAGTTGATTGGGCTGGAAGGCGATTTACTACAGCAGAAGAACTTATTGGGAAAGATTCAGAATTAGGGAAAAAGGAAGCTGAAGACCTAAAAGGCAAAAGTGTAACATGGAAAAGAGGAAAGAAGGGCGCTTTGGGATATGAACAATTGCCATCTTATGCTTTAGCTCAAGTTAGAGGTCTTCAACCAGTACAACTTCAAAATCTTATAAGTTATACCGCTGGTGAGATGGAAGGATTTGACGCACTCACCAATTCATTAGGTTTAGGCGTAACCACCACTTACGGCGGAGATGAGGGAGTTTATAAAAAAAATAAGTCAGAGGTCAACAAAATCAAAAACGAATATAAGTATATTATTGAACAAAAAGATTTTGAATCATCAAAAGAATTATCTAAAAAACATGGGAAAACATGGACAGCCCTAAAGGTTGCCGAAAAAAGAATACGAACACTTAAGAAATACAAAAAAAAATACGAAGCATTAAAAAAGGAAGAAAGCGTTAAAAACATAGACGAACAAATGACTAAAGAAATGAAACGGTTTAATGAGCTTTATAAGGAGATAAAACAATAATGGATTCAATGTCAGTAGTGAGAATAGCACAGCAAGGAAGCTTTCAATGGGGGGCGCAGGTCGTTGCAACAATATTTGGTTGTATTCTAATAGGAATTCTTATACCGATCTCTATTTGGTTAATAAAAAAAGGACTTGATGCAAGAAAGGCAAAAACTCCTGAAGAAAAAGTAAAAGACGACCAAATGCTTACAAAATTAACAGAAACGTACATCTTGGTTAAAGATACACGTGATGATGTAAAAGATATCAAATCTGACATTACAGATATAAAAAAAACCCAGTTTGACCACGAGAAGCGCTTAACAGGCCTCGAAAAAGAACACACTATGTATTCAAAGGCTTTTCATTGCCAGTCCCAAAAAGACAAAACTAAGGAAATGGTATATGTTAGAGTGCTGATAGTAGATGACCAGCCAGAAGCCATAGATTACATGATTGATTATTTTCATAAGATATTACCAGAAAAAAATGGATGGAATAAATATATTTTTCAGGTTGATGGTGTGAAAACTTATGACGAAGGCGTTCGCAAAATAGATGGTGGAGAATATGATTTAGGACTATACGATGTTTCTCTATCTAAAACAGACCCAAGGGACGGGTTTCTTTTGGCAAGATATAGTTTAAAGAATGGGCTAAAAAAATTCTTTGTTTATTCAGCAGACAATGATCTTAAAAATATCCCCAAAGAGTTTTCTGAACGGTTTTTAGTCAAACCCTCGTCTAATGAGGCCTGGGCAGTTTTTGAAAACAGACTAAAAGAGATGGTATGAAAATAGTTAAAAGGTATCCAAAGGAGATGGTATGAAAATAGTTAAAAGGTATCCAAAGGAGATGGTATGGAAATAGTTAAAAGGTATCCAAATGTTAACATATACGATATTGGTAAAGGGCAAATGCGTAGTGTTATCGGCGGAATACCAAATACACCCTGTGACATACATGGAAATTTAGCACCATTAGATAACAGGGTAAAAGTTGATTTATCTCACCCAATAGTAAAATATTTAATTCGCCAGGGGCCTTTTGAAATAGGGTTTCATAACAAAAATAACAATAAATATTTAGTTGGTTTACAATTAAGAACAGGCGAGCGACTTGTCAAAACACTTGTTGGAGATATAGCGTGTACTCCAACTGTTAGACCAAATCAAAGAACTATGCGCTGGACGTATCCTAATGGGTGTTGGATAGAAGAGTATGCTACTGAGAGCCAAATCAAAGAAATGGTTTTCCAAAAAGCGGGAGTACAAATAAGATTTAAATACAATCTTACAGGTCTTACTGGCCATAACGGAGTAGGGGAATGGAAATTTAAAAATGCTAATGGAAAAATTGTATTTAAAATACAAAAACCATATTATTGTACCGAAGGGGGGGAGTTTTTATCATGGGTGCCTGTGTCGTGGGAAAAAATTGAAGATGATTATATCGTAACATACCCAGCTCCACAAAGCGATTGCTATATTGACCCAGTTATAGTTTTTGGCGATGTCGTAGGAGGTATTGGTAACAATAAAGACACAAATATATATCAAGGGCAACCCGCCAACTCTTATGGAGCACAAGATTATTTTCGGGCCGGCTTGGCCAACGCTAATGAAAATTACTATGGGTTGCTTAGGTTTGATTTGTCAAGCATTCCGGCAAATGCTATTGTAAATACCGCAGTCCTAAGCTTAACATTGTTTAGAAACCTAATTGCTGGGGGTTTCCAATATTGGGTGTCTGAATTAATTACAAATTGGGGTATAACACCAATAAACGAAGGCGGCATAAATGTCCCAGCGGCTGCAAATGAGGCAACATATGACGAGTCGTTTGCGGGTGCGACACCTTGGGCAGCGTTAGGCGGGTTTGATCTGGCTAATGACGCAAATGCAGCAGAGGATACCTTTACTGTGTTAGCGGGTGATTTGCCAGGCACAGTTTACAATCTAAACATACCTGTTATGGCTCAAAATTGGCTTATTACTAATTATGGATGTGTAATAAATGGCGAGGTGGTTATATTACATATTGATGATTTTTATTCAAGAGAAGAAGTGGTTCCAGCCCTTAGGCCATATTTAACAATTGATTATACTGTTCCCGTCAGCAACATTTTGAGGCAATCGAAACTAAACCTTGGAATAAATACAGGCATAGGATTTTAACACACTCTCACCTTAATCTTCCTTAGGCTGTGAATTAATTTTCATGGCTTTTTTTATATAGTATATATATCTAATATAGTAAAACGTTGTTGAGTACAGCTCTGAGTACATTAAGTTAAATTAATTTGCACTATTTGAAGAAAAAGGTTGACAACTCATGTTTTATTAGTTATAATATGTATATACAAATGTATAAACCAAAAGGAGCGAAGATTGAAAAAAGACACAGTGATAATAATTCGGGTTGAAAGAGAATTGGCAGAAAAAACTTTTAAATATGCCAAATTAAAAAAAATGACTTTAAGCGGGCTTTGGCGCAAAGCAATGGAGAATTTGCTTAGGAGGAATAAAGTCTAATGCATAACACAGGCTGGTTAATATTGGCAGCAATACTTACAATAGGTGTTGTATTATTTATAATACGTTAACCATCACAAGGGGAATAATTATGAATTGGGAAAAACGATTAAAAAAACAAGCAGAAGAGATGTTATTAAAAAGATTTGAAGAGATTGAAAAGGTTAAAAAACGACGACAAAAAGATCTTGCATATTATATTGAAGAAATCAAAATAGTTAAAAATGCATATAGCAAAAAGGTTTTATCTGGCCATCCGAGCCGTGACACTGTAATCAATTCGGATGACATAATAAATATTAAAATTGCACTAAACACATCGAATAGTTTCAAAGAATTATTGACATTAATTTAACCCAAAGGAGTAAGTATTATGATAGATGTAACTGGGGTAGATTTAGTAAAATTTGCACAAAAAGTTTATGAATTATCAGCACCTCAAGGATTGGGAGTTATGCATTTTACACCACGGCCATTAACTGACGAGGATGCAAAAAGTATGATATCTAGCACTAAGTATCCGTTAGATATGGATTATGTTTCTGGGCGTGCATGTAAAATGACCGTTATTAAAAGAAACGATAAATTGGAAATAGGCGATTCTTGGTATGACCATACAGACAGTCAATTTAAAGAGCTGTTAGATACTTTTGGAATAGCTGCACCCAGCCTAAGATTGCATAATAGGTGCTGTAATTGCGCAGACTGTAGATAATAAAAAATAACTCATAGCCCCCCAGTAACCACACAGTCTCTACATTGTCGACATGTGGAGAGATCTGAGGGATAACAACAGGGGGCTATTTATTAAACTGGAGGATATCATGTCATCACACACAACAAAAAAATACAAATCAGAAATGGATATTTACGAGCCAGAAGAATTGTTTTTGATGAAAAAGGCTAAAGAGCGTGTGAAAAAAATCTATGGGAGAAATATTTGTGGCCTTGCTGTTACACACGAAAAAGACGATACTATATTGTGGTTCACCTATGATAATCCAGAAATATCAAGGACATCTGGGTGTATATCATTAAAAATGTTTGAAACAGAATATGGGGAGTGGTTGGAAAAATGTCTAAAAAATACAGAGTCCTAAATGATACATCAATACATACTGCATATATAAATTACGAGGGAGTGGAATATTTTATTGATTATAACATTGAAGAGATGCTAAATTGCAGAAATGAGGAGTATTTTATACCAGCGATTACTAGTATAAACCCGTATCCAGATAACCGTGAAGATGTAAAAATTTTACACCAACTTTTTAGGGAGAAATTAAATGAAGGAAATAACAACAACTACTAACGACAAAAAAATTGCAAATAGTGTAAATTTAACACCCGCCCAGGTTGCAATCATAAAACATACTGTGGCAAAGGGAACGTCAGATATTGAATTGGCTTTTTTTCTACAGGTCTCAACAGCCGTAGATTTAAATCCTCTTTTAAAAGAAATTTGGTGTTATAAGGATAATAAGGGAAATTTGATTATTTTCGCAGGCCGTGATGGATTTCTGAAAAACGCCCAAAGAAACAGTAGGTGGCAGGGCATGTCTTCGGGTGCGGTGTATCAAAACGACGAATGCCTAATAGACCAAATTGAGGGTAAAATTAAACACATGATAAAGCCTACTGAAGACAGGGGCGAGTTAATAGGTGCTTATTGCGTTACGCATCCTAAAGGTGTGGAAAAACCCGTTGTACGGTATGTTAACCGCAAAGATTGGGACAAGGGTTATAATGTGTGGAAAACAAACCCAGAATCTATGATATTAAAAGTTGCGGAAACCCACTGTTTAAAAAAGGCATTTGGTATAAATGGTATACAATCGGAATATGATTTTGAAGTTAAAAAAGGCGTTGCTATACCTCTTGAAATAAACGAAGTGTCTTTGCAAGAAAAGTTTATTAATTCCTTAGAATATTATGAAGGCAAAGACAAGGAAGAATTGAGAAATATGGCTCTTGAAAAACATAGGGCGGGTGAATTTGATTTAGTCTTTTACAACCAAATGATGAAAGAGATTGGGGAAAATGATGAAAATTTATGATTGCTTGCAGGGGACAGATGAATGGCAACTGCATAGATTGGGGAAAATTACAGCTTCAAAGTTTTCTATTCTTATGGGTAAATCATTTGCCAAAACAGTATATACGTATGCTTATGAGATTGTTGCAGAAATGTTAACAGGGGAATGGAAAGAAGTAAGCGCTATACAAATGGATTGGGGACATGAAAACGAACCAAAGGCAAGAAAAAATTATAAATTAGCAACATTTAACCATGTTGAAGAGGTTGGATTTATAGAGTATAATAATATGATAGGGTGTTCCCCTGATGGATTAGTAGGCCAAACTGGAATGTTAGAAATAAAGTGCCCTTGGAATAGCTCTAATCATGTAATATCATTAGTTAAAAAAAACGTACCGGAAATTTACAAAGCCCAAGTACAAGGCCAGTTGTGGATAGCTGGAAGAGAGTGGTGTGATTTTGTGTCTTTTGACCCTAGGGTAAAAGACTTATCAAAACAATTGATTATTATTCGTGCCAATCGTGATGAAGGCTATATCAAAGAATTACAAGACAAGGTATTTAGGTTCGTTGATGTTATTTGTGGGTTGTTGGGTAATCTTGGATTGAATAATTTATTAGAACAGGAACAACAACAAGTATGATGTTTCCAAAAAAAGGTAAATCAAGAAAAATAACAATCACTACTCCTGACAAATGGTTTAGTATTGTTGTGAGATTAACACATCTAATTGACGGTACTGAGTATGTGAAATGTGTTACTTGTGGCAGGGTATTGCATTGGTCTCTATCTCAATGTGGTCATTATATAAGCAGGGGTAAGCCTATGACACGGTTTTATATGAAAAACTGTCACCCTCAATGTCCAACTTGCAACAAACCAGTAAGTCAAGGGGGGTTAGGTGGTAATTTGATAAATTATTCGATATTTATTGAGAAAACATACGGAGCTGGAACAGCTAAAAAGTTAAAGGATTTATCTGAGATAAGAGGGGCTAATATACCTCTGGATAAAATGTACACTAAAGTAAAATTAAAAGAAATATCAGACGAATTTAAAATAGACGCAAAAAAATTAGCAAATGAAAAGGGAATTAAATTATGATGTATCTAAAACCAGGGACAAGAGTTTTATGCAAAGGTTGATTTTGAAATTAAATAAACAATAGCAGCCCTAACGCCTTCTGTCAATTTCCCACTGTTCCGAAGTTGGCAACAATATCTAGGTTTAATCGTTGGGGCTGTTATTAAATTAACAGCTAGCGCAAAAACAGGTGTTTAAAATTGTCAATGGGGCCACAACTCAGCGCACGGCCCCGGCTGTTTAATTAGTGGCACACAGTAACTAGTTGTGTGCAATAGCTGTCGAACCATATTATAAAAGGGGTACTAAGTGCAATCTTTAATCGAGGTTTTCCGTATGGAAGAAATATCTGTTGAGTCACGCATATCTGTAATAGAGAAGTTGGGTGTTGGCATCAATCATGCTATGGGTGGTAATTACACTGAAGCTATTGTCGCTGAACTGGTTTCGTTGCTTAAAAGTCGTACCACTTTAGCTGTGGTGTCGCCAGCAACAGACACACAACAGCCGCATACTGCCATTTGCAACGTGGCAGACTGTTTTATGTGGGATAATAATTGTAAAAAGTGTAGTTGTGCATATATTAACGCAGTACGTGGCAAACAGCAGTAGTGCGGCAAGCGTTGTGAACAATAAAACCCTAAAAAGCATGTTGTAGTTTTTTGCCCTAAAAAAATAAAAAATAAAATAATTTCACTTTTCTATTGACAAACTTAAATAATTTTAGTATATTATAGGTATGATAACAAACACACCACAAACAAAGGATAGTGAAATGAAGAAAACATTTTGTATAGAAATAGTGTCTGATTTTGATTTATGGTATAGTGCTATGAGTATAGATTCTTACTCGCATACGTGTAAAATTAACGGAAGGAAACGTATATATTTTTATGATACTTCTGAACACAGTCTTTATAAAAAACTTATAAATGTTTTTGGTGTTTTTGGTGACATCCCTCAGATAGAGGTAATATAAAATGAAACCACATGAACAGTGTAAAAAGGCGGGGCTTTCGAGCCTTGCCGAATTGTCAGAGATAACAAAAGTATCAATTCAGACTTTGAACAATTGGTCTAAAAATAAGCCCATACTTTTTAAGGTTGTGATATTAGGAGCAAAGATTTTAAAAGATTGGGCAAAAAAAGATTAATATGGAAACGGGTTTTACAATCCACAACTCAGCGCACGGCCCCGGCTGTTTAATTAGTGGCACACAGTAACTAGTTGGTATGCCATTTTGCTAATTCAGAAAGGAAAATTAAATTATGAAAGTTTTTAAGTCAGGTGATGTTGTTATTTTCGAGTTTGAAAATGTTTCAATGCATTTTTTTTCTTCAGAGGCTAAAGTTTTGCATGAGCAGTTGGGCAATGTTTTAAAAGTAGCCCCGCAAACCAGCAACCAACAAGCAAAGGTTCGAATTTGCCCTCATCATTTTGAGTTGGATATTTTAAACAAAGATGATAATAAAACAGAGGTTTTACATTGTTGCAAAAGTTTGGGCAAACTCTAACCGTTTGCCCAGCGTTGGAGTACAGTTTTTTAATCTTTAATTTATAGGAGTTTTGCTAATGGAATTAATAGATAAAATTTTTGAGGTATGGAATTTAAATGGGGATTTGTTAAGAGACGATAAATCTGATTACAGCCACCCTGTTTATAGGTGTTTAATAAAGGCTAACTTTGCATTGTCAGAAGCGATAGCTTTTCATTTCTGTGAAGCTCGCAAAACTCAGAACACTAAAAAAGAAAAAATTAACAGCAACCAACAAACGCATGAAGCCATTGCTTTGTTGGATAATAGTAAAAAATTGTTAAGTTGCGAAATGTTAGACTTTGAATATGATCAAGTTTTAGAAAATTTAAATGCAGTCATAGTATTGCTACAGGCAAAGGACAAAGTTTGTCCAAAATGCACAGAGGGTGAAATAAAGTATTATTCAAAAGGTCGGATTTCGGGCACAGGAGTTTGTCCTGTGTGTGGTGGCAAGGAGGAGATGTGAAAATTATGTCATTAAATAAGAAGCTTATGGATTTATTCAAAAAGGAAACTGGACAAGAGCCAATATACAAAAAAAATATGTCAACTTTTCACACATTAAAATATGTTGATTGGCTTGAAAATAGAAATATCAAATTAGAAAAAGCTATAGATAGTTTTAAATGGGTTATAAAAAATTTATAAATAACACACATAAGGAGGATAGGGGTGGAAGATAAAATTGACAGAACACATGAGCATCCTGGAGGTTTGGATTGTGATTGCGAAATAACGGTGACTCTAAAATGCGGTTTTGAAATAAAATTTTGGGAGCCTGGGCTGTCTGATGACGAGTATTTCAAAAGGGCAAGAATTATTAAAGAAAATGAATAAATAACACACATTTTTAAATGCATGTATTATATTAGTATTAGTGAATCAACAGAAAGGGTTCAAAACCAAATGTTACACCAATTCAAGAAAAACCAACTTTTTAATATAGTAAAAGGAAATTCATTGCAGGTCTCAACTATAGCCATATAGTTGACTTTCTGACTGCTCTGGATTTCCTTTTGCCTTTTAAGGTCAATTATGCCCAAAACATGGTTTCAGCATGATATGAATTGTACTAAAAAAGATGGGCTTGCCAGTTTAATTGAAGCGGGAGGCTTTGAGGCTTATGGTAGATTTTGGGCTTTTATGGAGTTGTT